GGGTTTACGTTTCGTTCCAGAATGGATATATATGCCTTGCTCAGCCCGGACATTTTGGCAAACTGATCCATACTGTAGCCATGTTCTCGGCGGTACTCTTTTATCAGATCGCCCAGAATCACGTTGAACCACCTTCCTTTCTTGTAATGGTGTCAAGTACATCATACATTTTGCTAGACAAAAAATCAAGTCTTTTGTCAAACTTGCTTGACATTATGCGTCTAGTCTGCTAGACTATGTGCAAACAGAGGAGGTGACGAAAACGATGCCGTTTAAGATCAGGGAGGCTCGCAAAGAAAAGGGCTATACCCAAGAGGAGCTCGCCAAGCGGGCAAATGTGTCCCGTGCTACCATCATCGGGCTTGAAAATGGCTCTGTGACGGTGACGACCACCGAAACGCTGACCAAGATTGCAGGCGCTTTAGACAAAAAGGTGAGCGATATTTTTTTAGCGTGAGCGTCTAGCAAACTAGACAATCGGAAGGTGATTATAAATTGAAAGCATCTAGCAAATACCTCCTGATGGCTGCGGCCAGTATCGTGCAGGATCTGGACGACATGAGCGCTGCCGCCGCAGGAATGGTCGTGCAGGGCGAAAAGTTTGACAGCGAATACTTTTTCTTCACGGCGTTGTCCTGCGGCCTGCACACCCTGCTGAACGCCATAAAGGGCGTTACAGATGAAGAGGAGGCAGATATCAGTGCGGCATATATTGCAGGGCATCCGTGATGATCTGGAGATCCTGTACTACCGGTTCGAGGTCTGGCGTTGCCAGCGTACCATTGACCGGTGCAACTGGGTGATCTCCATTTGCCAGCGGATCGAGCGCTGGATGGGAGGGAGTGAGGACACAAGATGGAGAGACTGACAAGCCCGCGCTGCAACGACATCAAGACCGGCTACTGGAGCCCGGAAAACAAGGAGAAGCTGGTGCAGCGCCTTGCCCAGTACGAGGACACCGGCCTCACCCCGGAGCAGATCCGGGAACTGGCCGAAAAACACAGCATATGCCGCGAGGTTTCCGCCCGCGGCTGAAGGGAGGACAACATGAAACCGTTTATCAGACCACAGGCGGCAGTCGAATATCTGCGGGATGTCGGGTTTTCGATTGGGCGTGAGACTCTGCAGGCCGGGCTGCAGCAGCGGGTTTTCCCGTTTGGCGACTACATCCATGCACCCGTGCCCGGCGGGCAGGATGTCTATATCATCTACCCGGTGTTGCTTGCCAAGTGGGCCGCAGAGCGCAGCCCGGCAGCAAAGCCGGAGGACGCGGAAAGGATAGGAGCATGAGAGAGGACTTTAGACCGACCGTCACCGTCCGGCTGGGCGATGACGGAAACCCGGAGATCGATATTGACGGGACAACGATGCAAGCGCAGCAGCTATGTGTTGCCCTGCTTGCCGGGCTGGCAATGGAGATCGAACCGGAAAATCCCGTGGGTTTCATCACGGAGATGGCCATCAGTGCGGGCGATCTGCTGGATCGCGTGGAAACCGAGGAGGACAAAGACAATGAAACGGTATCTTAAAATCATCAGCGTGGCATTTCTGGCAGGCGTGGGCGCAGCGCGTGTGCTAGTCTGGCTGAATATGGGCATTGTGCACCTGCTGGTCATGCGGGGCGGCTGGGAGGTGGCTGCAGCGGTCAAGGCTGCGCCGTGGGTGCTTGCTGCGCTGGGCGGCGGTCTGATCCTGAGCATTGCCGGGATGCTTGCCGACAGCAAGCACTATGAGCACAGCGCCCAGAAGCAGCAGACTACCGTCAAGACCTCCAACGAGAGAAAGGCGGGGTAACATGGACGACCTGAAAGAGCTGCGCGCTTTGCGAGATCGGCTGCTGCAAACCGTTGGGTGGTACACCGGCAGAGCTGAAAACGGAAATACCGAGGTGAAAACCGATGATGTGATTCAGCGGCTGCGCTGGGTACTGAACGGTGAAGAGCCACGGCAGGGCGCATGAGCGGAAAAGACTGGATATCGTGGCCTGCGGTACCGCTGACATGATCGTCCGGTAGATGGGATATGTCAACAAAAACAGCCTTTACTCCGCAGTTACTCACTCAAAAACAAGAAAAGGGCCACTCCCACGGTACTTTTACCATGTGCAGAGGGTACGGCGGGAGTGGCTGGAAAAGGAAGGTGTTTTATGAAAATCACCATTGAAACCATCGGCGATAATCTCTCTGTCAACATTAAATCACCGGAAGGGACTTCCCGTGCCGATATCGCGTCCGTCATGAGCCTTGCACTGGCGAGCACTGTGGCCTCGGTAATCCCGGCGGATGCACCTTCTGCCGCACGCATGAAAGCTGCGTCCTCCCTTGCTGATATGATCGCAACGGCAGTGAAGCAGAATTTTTTGGAAGTCGTCACCGGCAAGGCTGGAAAGGCTGCCGTCTTTACCGACAAGGAGGCAGCTTTCCTCTCCAAACTGATGGGCTTATGACCGTGCAAAAAGAAAGAGCCTGCCCGTGCGCCAACACGGACAAGCTCAAAGAAAATATGAACAATTTTCTCCCACCAGAGTATAGCACAGATCTGGATCAGCTGCAATATGCCGGCATCCTGTACTACGCCGTGGATGGCCATGGGCACAAGTTTCAGGCCTCCACGGTACTGCGGCTGAGCGATCCGCAGTTGGGTGAGCTGATCCACTGGCTGCACTACCACCTCAAGGGCAGCAATCCGCCGCCTGCCCTGTATCACCTTGAAATGCTGCTGCAAAGCCTCGAATACCTGCGGGGCGGGCGGCACTACCTGTATAACTCGATCTATGAGATCACACGTCTGGAGGATGCTCTATGAAATGGCGCCCTAATCTGCCACGCTCTGACATTACTTCAACGCTGGCCGAATGATTTCAACCATGTGGAAGTGAGGAACCTATGATCTTTTTTATTTTTGGTATTCTGGCTCTGTTGGCAGCATTCTGCCTGTTCCGGTCTGAATATAAGGCCGCTGCCGTGATACCCGGCGCTCTGGCAGCCGTCCTGATCGTTATTTCTTGTGTCTCGTTCGTGCCGACCGGCTACACCGGCATTGTGACCACCTTTGGCAAGGTCGAAAACGGCACCAAGGACGCAGGCGTTGTGGTAAAGGCACCGTGGCAGTCCATTGTCAAGATGGATAACCGGGTGCAGGAGGTCAGCATCGACCTCTCGGCGTTCAGTTCCGACATTCAGGAAGTGGCCACCAGCGTGACGGTGGGCTACCGGATCAATCAGGCCAATGCCATGACCATCTACAAAGAGGTGGGCCGCAAGTACGAGGATGTTCTGATCCTGCCCCGTGTCCCGGAGGTGGTCAAGGCAGTTGTAGCACACTATGATGCCAGCAGTCTGATTTCCAACCGGGATGCCGTGGCAGAACAGATGGACGCGCAGCTGCGCAGTGTTTTGGCACAGTACAACATCGACCTCTCTTACATCAGCATCACGAATTTCGATTTCACGGATACCTTTACGGATGCCGTTGAAGCAAAGGTGAAGGCCCAGCAGGAAAAAGAAAAGGCCGAGACCGATGCCGAAAAGCGCCGCGTGGAAGCGCAGGCAACGGCGGACGCGGATCTGATCGCCGCAAAGGCTGAGGCCGAAAAATCCAAGGTGGCTGCGGATGCTGAGTTGTATGCCGCTCAGAAAAAGGCCGAGGCCAACGATGCTCTGACCGACAGTCTGGACAGCAATCTGCTGGAATACTACCGCATCACCGGCGTAGATGCACTGTGGGATGGCAAACTTCCCACCTATGTGGGCGGGGAAAGCAGTGTCCCCGTCCTGAACGGTCTGAGCTGACCGTGCCCTCCAATGGTGGCAGGAGGTAAAACAAGAGCCACTGCCAGCGCATAGCGCAAAGAAAGGAGCTGATCCAATGGGAAGGATGGTCACTGTTGAGGAGTGGGCTGAGATCCACGGAAAAACGCCCGCCACCGTCAGGCGTAAGATCCACGCCAACGCATGGCCCGATGCAAAGCAGGCCACACTGGACGGGAAACTGGTGTGGATGCTTGACGAGGATTGGCTGTGGCCCTGCGCCATGACCCCGACCAAGCAGGCAAAGCTGCTGTGCGAGATTCGCCGCCTGATGCCTCCCGTGGTCTACACTACCGCAGAGGATGGCACAGTGATCTGCATGGTTCCCTGCACCCATCACACCCACGTTGCCAGCGGTGTGACCGCTGACGAGATGAATGATCTGTGGAGAGCTGCCCCCCTCAGAGGGCCGCCGCACAGGCTGCCCTGCAATACGGCTGGCTGCACCCTCTCGCAGATCCGAGATCCTACAACGAGAAAGGAGAGCGTTTACATAATGCCTACAACCACAAAAAGTAACGCCGCCCGCCGCAAGGCCCCGCAGAACGCGCAGGAGCGCCCGGCGGCGCAGGTGGTACAGTTTCCCCTGCCGTACACAAAACCCCGGCAGACGGCCCCGCAGGAGGTGCAGGTGGTGGTTTGCGAGTGCGGCCCTGATGCCGTGCGCGTCCGGTGCCTGCCTGACCCTGCCGCCATCGTCCGCATGATGGATGAAACGTTTGGCCCTCTGGGCTGGACACGCCGCTATTACTTCGCGGATGGCCGCCTCTGGTGCGGCGTGGGCGTGTATAACCCGCTTATCAACAACTATGCCGTCAAGGACGCAGCGGCCCCGGCGGGCAAGCTGCAGATCAGCAACCCGGACAAGTGGAAGGAAAACGGCAGCTTTTTGGCTGCTGCATCCCTCTGGGGTGCCGGATCTGACGTGATGGCCCTGCCATCCATGACCACGGGCGGCGCAGTCATTGAGCCGGTATACCAGCGGACAGCCAAGGGCCAGAGCGATCAGCCTACCGGCTACCGCCTGCACGGCGCTCTGACCGTGGACAAGCTGCTGTGGGCCGATGATGGACACATTATTGGCGTGCAGTTCCTGCAGGGAGAGCGCAAAGTGGTATGGCAAGCCGAGTGATCGGCAGGCTGCCGGTGGTGTACAATCCGCAATCTCACCGCATCGAGGTGGAAAACACCGCGGAATTTGTGGAAACCCAGATTTTCCAACGTTTGGATGATCTGGCCCACGGGCAGCCGCTGCGCCTGACCCTGACGGTGGAGCCGGAACACAGGGGCCGCACAACGGCCCAGAATAGCCTCATGTGGGCGTTACTCACCATCATGGCCGACCACTACAACGCCGGGCGCACCGGCGGCGTGACCCCAGAGGACTGTTATCTGGAGATGCTGGAAAAGTACGGGGCCAAGGTGGACTATCTGGAGTGCCCGGCGGGCGCTCTGGATATCCTGCGCGGCTGCTATCGGCTTGTCCATGTGGTGGAGATACTGGACGGAAACCGCTGCACGGTTAAATGCACACAGGGCAGCTCCACCTTTACCACCGGCGAAATGAAAAATCTGATTGACGGGATCTTTGACCGCCTCGCTGAGATGGGCGTGAATGATCCCTTAGTGACTGCCTACTGGCAGGAATGGAAGGAACCATAATGGCCAAGAGCATCATACAGGCAGAAAAAGAGTGCTATATCTGCCGCCGCTGGTATGCCGTCAAGACCACCAGCGGGCTAGAGGAGCACCACGTCCTCAATGGGCCGCTGCGCAGCTTCTCCGAACGGCACGGCCTCAAGGTCTGGCTGTGTCACCAGCACCACAATGAGCCGGGCCTGAGCGCCCACCACAATACCACCTGTGCGCAGACCTTAAAGGCTGTTGCACAAGCGAAATATGAGGAACAGAACGGCCCCGGCGCACACGCTGCATGGATGGCCGCTGTTGGAAAGGACTATCTCAATGCTTAACGTTGTAGCAATTATGGGCCGCCTTGTGGCTGACCCTGAACTCCGCACCACCCCGGCGGGCGTGAACGTCTGCCAGTTCCGCATTGCCTGTGATCGCAACTTTGCCCGGCAGGGTGAGCAGCGGCAGGCTGATTTTGTGGATATCGTGGCATGGCGTGCACAGGCTGACTTTGTATGCAAGTATTTTTCCAAGGGCAGTCTGATTGCCATAAATGGCCGCATCCAGACCCGCAACTATCAGGACAAGAACGGCAACAACCGCACCGCCTTTGCCGTGGTGGCCGAAAACATCAACTTTGGCGGCTCCAAGGGCACCAGCAGCGCAAAGGTGGATGACGGCGGCGAGGCTGCACCGCGTTCTGAGGCATGGCCCAAGGCTGACCCGCCTGCCAACTATGGCGGCGTGGACGATTTTGCCGTGATCGATGACAATGACGATCTTCCCTTTTAATTCAGGAGGACAAGCAGGATGAGAAAAGACGGATATGTTGTGGTGCAGCCGTGGATGGTCACAGACTACAACCTCAACGGCAACAAACTCCTGATCTATGCCCTGATCTGGGGTTTTTCACAAGACGAACAGTCTTGCTTTTATGGCTCTGTCAGCTACATTGTGGAGTATTTCAAGCTGAGCAAGCGGGCTGTGCTGAACCTGCTGGCCGAACTGGAAAAGGACGGCCTGATCCGCAAATGGGCTGAACCGGTAAACGGCAGGCCCACAAACAGGTATGCAGCGCTTCGCCCGGCGGCGTGCGCTTCTGCGTCTGATGGGTGCAAAAAATGCACCGGTGAAGAAAATGCACCGGTGAACAATGTGCACTCTGATGGGTGCAAAAAGTGCACCTCTACCGGTGCAGAATGTGCACCCAAGAAAGAAAATAATAATAAAAGCGAGAATAAAGGGCCGTCCGCAACTCGTTTTTCACCACCTACGGTGGAGCAGGTCAGAGCGTATTTCCGGGAGCGTGGTGTCCCGCCCGCTGATGCCCAGACTGAGGCTGACAAGTTCGTTGACCGGTACGAGGCTAACGGGTGGATCGTGGGCAAAACCAAGATGAAGGACTGGAAAGCGGCAGCGCGTAACTGGCTGAGGAACCGGAAAGAGTGGGGCCAACCCGCTGCACAGCCTGCAACCCCGTATGGCGGGCGTACATGGGAGGATCTGTGATGGACGTGCAAAGCGTATTGATCGGCGCGCTGCTGATGGACGATCAGCTGGCACCGTATTCCCTGCCGGAGTTGAGCATTGAGCATTTCCGGCCTGAACTGCAGCCCACCTTTGCAGCCGTGCAAGGGTTCTGGATCACAAAGGGCCTGCTGGATATCATGCAGATCGCGGCAAAATACCCAGACCAAAAGCAAAACCTGCTGTCCTGCGTGGCCTCCTGTGAGAGTGAGTGCATCCGGCTGACCCGTGACCGCGTGGAAGAGTGGACGCGGATCATCATGGAGGATGCCGCAAAGGCCCGTTTCCAGAGCCTTGCCTTTAGGGCTGTGGATGCTGCAACCGCCTTTGATGATCTGCCGGATCTTTACCAGCAGATGGGGCAGGCGCTGGATATCCACACTGAAAAGAACGATTTTCAGAGCGTGGGCGATCTGCTGGATGATTATATCCGGCATTTGGACGAGAAACCCAAGTACATCCGCACCGGCCTGTCCAAGCTGGACGAAAACTTGCACCTCGTGCCCGGCAACTATTTCGTGATCGGCGGCAGACCAAGCGCAGGCAAAACTGCTCTGAGCCTCCAGCTTGCTGCTGGCATGGCCAAGCAGGGCAAGCGTGTGTGTTATTTCTCGCTGGAAACAGACCCGGCCACATTGCAGGCCCGTCTGATTGCCAACCAGCTGTATGCTCCTCTCTCGGCGGTCAAAAATAAAACGCTGTCCATGAACGAACTTGACCGGCTGGCCGATATGAAGCGCTGGCCGCTGTTCATCCGTTCCGCAGCTGGCAAGGGTGTGGCGTGGATCAAGGCACAGGCCCTCCGAATGAAAGCAGATATCATTTTCGTGGACTATTTGCAGCTGATCCATGAGCGTGGCAGCAGTGACCGGTACAATGCAATCACAGAGATCTCCATTGCGCTGCATGAACTGGCCCAGACAACCGGCATCCTCGTTGTGGCGCTGGCCCAGCTGAACCGCAACGCTGCACGGGCAGAGCCGTCCAACGCGGATCTGCGTGAATCCGGCCAGATCGAGCAGGACGCGGATGCCATTTTGCTGCTGTCAGCTGACGGTGACACCTATTTCAGCCGCCTGACCAAAAACAAAGAGGGCCGCGTGGGAAATGCCGGGCTGGAATTTGACAAGATGACGCAACGCTTTACCTGCGTGACCGCAAATTAACGAAAGGCCGCCCGGCGGGTCGCAAAGTCCTTGCATGGGCAAAGCTGCCGGAGCCATACGGAGGAAAATGAAATGCGTGTACTTATAGCTTGCGAGGAGAGTCAAGAGGTTTGCAAGGCTTTCCGAGCACGAGGACACGAGGCGTACTCGTGCGACATTCAGGAACCATCTGGCGGTCACCCTGAATGGCACATCCTTGGCGATGCTCTGTTGCCCCTGAGGGGGGGGACAAGTCGAGACGATGGATGATAAAGGGCATTATATCGATGCTTGGGACTTGCTCATTGCACACCCGCCATGCACATACCTTTCAAACGCCGGAGCACGACACCTATGGAAAGGCCACCAGCTACAAGAGGACCGCGTAATGAAAGGAATTTTGGGACGCGACCTGTTTATGAGATTTTGGTGGGCGGACATCCCAAGAATATGCGTCGAAAACCCGGTCCCGAGCAAGGTGTTTTGTCTGCCAGAATATACGCAGATTATTCAGCCGTACCAGTTTGGACACCCGTACAGCAAGAAAACTTGCCTTTGGCTGAAGGCTCTGCCGCCACTGTTACCGACCGATATTGTGGAGCCAGTGGCTACATGGTGTCCGTCCGGCTCTTACGCACATAAGCATGATGAGCGCAACAAGGGCATGTTCACCACTGACCGCGCTAAAAATCGAGCAAAAACATTCCCCGGCATTGCAAATGCAATGTCTATGCAATGGGAGCCTAAATAGACAACGGAGGAGGATGCAGTCCGATGACCTATGAAGAAAAAAAGGAATGGTTACGGCGGTACCGCAAGGCCGCAAAGCTGGAAAAGATCAAGTTGGAAGAGGTAGAGCGGTACCGCACAGACGCGGAGCACATCACACAGGTGCTCTCCCCTGTTCCCGGCGGCGCTGGTGACGGTCAGGCGCTGCCCCGCTCTGTGGAACGCATTACGGACGCTATGCAGGAAGCCAACGCGCAGGTGATGAAGTGCCAGAGGATCTGCAAGGAGATCCTGAGCGTCATGAACCAGACCGTGGACATACAGGATTATGAAATCCTGTACCTGCGGTACATCGGTGGCAAGAAGTGGGAGCAGATCGCCGTCAAGATGGGCATGGATGTGAGCCGGGTGTATCGCCGCCACAAGCTGGCCGTCAAGGCGCTGGACATCCCGGAGTGCCAGTAAACGCACTGTTTTGAGGGCACTGCGCACTGTTTTGCACTGTTTTTGATGCAACGCGCACTGTTTTGCACTGTTTGACCTGTGATATTATTAGACTGCGAAAGCCGCAAGGAGCTGGACAACATCCAACACCCTGCGGCTTTTGTATTGCCCGGCTGCGACAGGGGAACACCTTACCGACCAACAGCCTGAATGTACCAGCCGGGCATTTTGCTTTGCTATCCAGCGGCACCGTCCGGGCCTGTACCCGGCGGGGCCTTTGAATAGACGCGGGTTCTGGACATCATCCCACAATGTGCATGGCAGCATAGCCAAGCGGTTTCCCTTCCATTCTGACCAGTAAGCTGCCGTTGCGGGCAGCTGTGCACATTCCATGCCGTTGTAGCTCAAGCAGAGCACCGTCCGGTCAGGGCGGGTCACGATGCCGGTGCAAGTCCGGCCAACGGTTCCATATTTACCACCCCCGGCCTCGTTTGTACCCCGGGGTCATTTTGTACCCTGCCCCCCTCCGCAAAGCACCCCCGCCCCTGCAAAGGCCCCCGGAGTGTGCCCGGCGGGGCACAAGATCTGCCTGCCATGCGCAGGCTTTTTGTCTGTCAGGAGGTGAACCGCATGGGCAACCCGCGCTATGCCAACGGCCAGCTGCGGCGGCGCAACCGGGCCCGGCTCCGGGCGATGGGCGGCGAATGCGGCATCTGTCACGGGCGTTTCGGTCCGATCCATTACGACGAACCTTCCGACGCGCAGCACCCGCTGTCCTTCGTGGTGGACGAGATCAAGCCGGTTTCCCGCTGGCGGGAGTTCGGCTACCCATCGGCGCGGGCCGCGGCAGAAGATTGGTCGAACCTCCAGCCCGCGCACTGGTTCTGCAATGCGCAAAAAGGCAACAAAACCGGTCAAAACGGCCCGAAATCGGGCAAATTCCTGCGCGTTCCGAAGGTTTCAGACGGCGACTGGTGAGGGGTGGGGAGAGGCCCCCTCCCACGCCCACGGCGACCCCTGTGCCGTCCAGCGCCGATTTACACACAGGAAAATTCTGAAAGGGGTGTCAGGCCATGGCGACCATGAAAAGCATCACGGCACGGGGCACCCGGCTGGACCAGCTCAAACAGCTGGCCAAGGTGCTGGCGGCGGGCATCGACACCTGCGAGGATTGCCGGGCCCTGCCCCAGCTGACCAAGCAGTACCGTGAGACCATCCGGGAAATTGAAGAGATCGAAGGAGCAGACAACGATGGCGACGAGATCGGCGAGATCCTCGCAGAGCGTGAAAATGATGGGAAGCCAGGAGCCGTCCGAACGCATCGCGCCGGAGTACCGGGCCACTGACGGGCCGGATGCGGTGCGCATCCTGCGGGCGGGCGGCACTGTGCTGGACCCGTGGCAGAGCGACATCCTGGACGACTGGATGGGCCGCACCGTGTCCGGCAAATGGACCGCCCCCACGGCAGGAGGCAGCGTGCCCCGCCAGAACGGCAAGAGCCTGCTGGTGCAGGGGCGGGCGGCGTCCGGCATGCTCATGTTCAATGAAACGGTCATCTACACGGCCCACCTGCAAAAGACCGCCACCGAGACCTTTGAGGAAATGCGGGCCTTTTTTGAGGGCCCGAAAATGCGCCGGTATGTTTCCGAGATCCGCACCGCCCTGGGCCGCGAGCAGATCATCCTGAAGAGCGGCGCGCGCATCAAGTTTCTGGCCCGCACCCGCAACGGCGGACGCGGTCAGCACGGCGACCTGCTCATCTTCGACGAGGCGCAGGAGCTGGACGAGACCGCACAGGGCAGCTTCATCCCGGCCATTTCGGCCAGCCTGAACCCCCAGACCATCTACGTCGGCACCCCGCCCGGCCCGGATGCCGTGGGCACCGTGTTCCGGGCCCTGCGCAAGCGGGCGCTGGAGGGCGAAGCCAAAAAGGCCGCGTGGTTCGAGTTCAGCGTGCCGGAGATCGGCGACGTGAAGGACCCCGCCCGCTGGGCAGCGGCCAACCCGGCACTGGGGCGGCGCATTCAGTGCGGCACTATTGAGGGTGAAAGCGAGCAGCTGGACCCGGACACCTTCGCCCGGGAACGTCTCGGCTGGTGGAGCCCGGTGGCCACCGAACATCTGGACTATGCCCTCGACCGCAAGGCGTGGGCAGCCTGCGCCAGCGAGGACGAAAAACCGGAGGGCAAGACCGCCTATGGCGTCAAGTTTGCCGCCGATGGCAGTTCCGTGTGCCTGTGCGGCGCGGTCATCCCGAAGGAGGGGCCCGCCCGCGTTTCTCTCATCGACCTGCGGCCCACCGGGCAGGGCCTTGCATGGCTGGCCGGCTGGCTGTGTGACCGGTACGGCAGGGCAAGCTGCGTGGTCATCGACGGGCGCAACGGCGTGGACGTGCTGGTGGAGCGCATCCGGGAAGTCTGGAAGGCAAAGAACGCGGTCGTCCGGCCCGGAGCACGGGACGTGATCGCCGCCGTGAGCCTGTTCACCAACGCGGTGAGCGAGGGCAGCCTGACCTGGTACGCACCCCAGACCGCCCTGAATGAGAGCGCCGTCACCGCCACCAAGCGCCCCCTTGCGGGCGGCTTTGGCTTTGGCGGCGAGAACAGCCTGCCGGTGGAAGCCTGCGCGCTGGCCCTGTGGGGCGCAAAGACCTGCCGCCGCGACCCGACCCGCAAGATGCGCATCGGCTGAAAGGAGCCCTATGTTAGTCACTCTGAATTTTGGCACCGTGAAAGGCTTACATCCGGCCGAGCAACAGCAGTTGCGGGATCTGGCCGACGTTTTTAACTACCACCAGAGCAGCAACCGCCTGAAAGATAAATATTACGAGGGCCACGTCACCCTGCAGGACGTGAACCTTGGCATTGCCCTGCCGCAGGGCCTGCGCAACCTGGAAGTGGGCTGCAGCTGGGGCCAGAAGGCCGTGGACGTGCTGGCAGCGCGCTCCATGTTCGACGGCTTTGTGGGCACCGGCGGCAGTCTGGACAGCCTTGCAAAGCTGGTGGCCGACAACCGCCTTGTGGCGCAGTACGCCAAGGCCTGCCGGGACGAGCTGAAATACGGCTGCACCTTCGCCGCCCTGTTCGCTGACCCGGAGGTTGGATGCCGCATCCGGTTCCACTCGCCTGCAACGGCTGCCGCCCTCTGGAACGGCGAGAAGGGCCGCATCGACTGCGGCCTTGCCATCGTAGATACGGCACCGGATGAAAGCGTAAGCAATGAATGGACCCCCGCGTTGGTGTACCTCTACACGGACACGCACATCGTTGTTCTGCGCAGAGAGCAGGACAGCTGGACAGCAGAGTACAACCCCCAGATGATGGGCCGCCCGCTGATGGAGCCCCTGATCTGGAACGCCACCAACTCCAAGCCCTTCGGCCGCTCCCGGCTAAAAAATCCCATTCGCGCCCTCATCAATGACTACATCCGCACCGCCGTCAACGCCACCATCGCGCTGGAGTTTGCCACCACGCCCCAGAAGTACATCCTCGGCGTGACCGATGAGCAGTATGACGCTATCATTTCCAACAAATTCAAGACCTACATGGGAGCCATCATCGCCGCCACGGCCAACCCGGAGACCGGCGAGAACCCGACCCTGGGCCAGCTGGCACAGGGCAGCCTGACGCCTCATGTGGAGAAGATGCGCATGACCGCCACCCAGTTTGCGGCGGCCACCGGCCTGACCGTGACCGACGTGGGCGTGGTGAACGACGCCAACCCCACCAGCAGCGACGCCATCCTTGCCCAGAGCCAGACGCTGGTGCTTCTGGCCCAGCAGCTGAACACCGGCAACGGCGATGCCCTGCGCACCATTGCCTGCATGGCACAGGCCGTGGCACGGGACTGCCGCCTGGCCGACCTGACCGAGGAAGAGACCGGCATCATGGCCCACTTCAAGAACCCCGCCATGCCCAGCGTGGCCGTCACTGCCGACGCCGCCATCAAGATCGCATCTGCCCGGCAGGAGTTCGCCGGCACGGACACCTTCCTGGAGATGATCGGCTTTGACCAGGCGGACATCCGGCGCATCAAGGCGCAGGAGCAGCGGGCACGGGGTGCACAGGTGCTGATGGAGATGGAAGATGAAACTGACACAAGCGGCGTGGGATGATTACATTTCCCGGCTTTCCCGGCTGAACCAGAAGGCCGGGCAGCTCATGCGGGAGTACATGGATGGGCACCCGGAAGCCGACACCGACGCCCTCATCCGCTACGCCTATGCCCTTGTAACCAAGTACGGCGAGGGCAGCGCAGAGCTGGCCTGCCAGATGTACGATGCCCTGGCCGAGGCGCAGGGGGTTACATTGCCCGCCGCAGAACCGGCTCCCACCGCCACCTATGGCGAGGTAACCGGCATGGTCAAGGCCACGCAGGACAGCCCGGCAAACCTGCAGAGCGGCGTTTCCCGCATGGTCAAGCAGGCCGGGGCCGATACCACGGTGCACAACGCCATCCGGGACGGTGCCGAATGGGCGTGGGTTCCCCACGGCGACGCCTGCCCGTTCTGCCGGATGCTGGCCTCCAACGGCTGGCAGCGGGCCAGCAAGAACCTGCTGAAGAAAGGCCACGCCCAGCACATCCACGCCAACTGTGACTGCGAGTTCGCGGTGCGGTTCAGCCGTGGCTTTGACGTTGCCGGGTACGACCCGGAAGAGTACCTCCAGCAGTACCGGGAGGCGGGCAGCGACATCAACAACTGGCGGCGGATTGATTATGCGGCCCGGAAGGATGTTATCAATGCGCAGAAGCGGGCGGCGTATGCGGCTCAGGCGTACCGAAAAGACAGAGGCGCAGTCAGCGAGATATCTCTGATTCGGCGTTCGGAGGAAGTCAAGCTCTCTGTAAGACAGGTTGAATCTTACAAAACGCCGGTTTATGTTTCAGACCAGGCAACAATAAAGCCGAAAGCTCTCCATAGAATCAATCAAAATACCGAAAAAGCGCTTTCCGACTGGGGTGTCAGCCTTGACCGGAAGCCCAAAATCATCGTTGTCGGAGATAACGAGCTGCGCGGCGCAGTCGGTATTTACGACCCGTGCGAGAACGTTGTTTATTATGCGGAAAGCGTTGGCAAAAAGACTGTTCAAGACGCTTCTGGTGGTTTCGGAGTAATCGAAGCTCACGAAATGTGGCACATGAAACAGGCCGAGGACTTCCGGCAGTCCGGCTGGGTTATCACCCGTGAAAACCGTGCAGAATATCTTGATGCCCTGTGCAAAAAGTGCAAAGGACGCATTGACAAACTGGGTATCACGCGCGATAATGTAAGAGAGTTAAGCCAATACGCAGCTGATATGTATTTAGGCGAACGTTTTGACGAAGTCGAAGCAGAATTCATGTCATTAAGGAGACGAAAATAATGGTCATTCTGAAATACCCGTCGGATATTCAAAAATTGATTGATATTTTCGACCCCTACCGTGAAGCCATTTCGTCCAAACAATTTGACCAGATTCCACCTGAAGCGGTGGACGCATTCAACAAGTTCAAACAGTGGTCTTGGGAACAAGACCAGTAATCCAACCACGATGCACCCGCACCGTGGTTTTTTGTTGCCCATTTTCAAGCACTGTGCAAAAAATGCACGGTGCTTTTTTCATGCCGTTTTAGCTCATTCAGGAAGAGCGCCGGTCTCCAAAACCGGAAGCGGGAGGTTCGATGCCTCCAGACGGTGCCACGCAGCGGGCGGTGCGTAACCCGCCCAAGACCGAATACTGACAGCGAACAGTGTATAAAAACTGTGGTCACACAACCTGAAAGGAGTTTCCACCATGAAACGCGAAGATGTGAAGAACAAGATCCCCGGCATCACCGACGAGCAGCTGAACTGGCTCATGCAGGAAAACGGCGCGGACATCAACCGGGAGAAGTCCGCCGCCACGGCCCTGCAGACCCAGCTGACCGCCGCACAGGCCCAGCTCAAGACCGCACAGGACGGCCTTGCCGCCTTTGACGGCAAGAAGAAGCCGGAGGAATACGAGGCCGAGCTGGCCAAGCTGCAGGCCGACCTGAAGGCACAGGCCGATGGCTTTGCCTTCGACAACGCCCTCGACACTGCCATCCTCGGCAAGAAGGGCCGCAGCGTCAAGGCCGTGCGTGCCCTGCTGGACGTGGACGGCCTGAAGGGCTCTGCCGACCGCACTGCCGACATCGCAAAGGCGCTGGACGAAGCCGCTAAGGCAAACCCCTGGGCCTTTGGTGAGGACGCCCCGGCACCCGCACCCGCGCCCGGTTATCCTGTCCTGCCCGGCGGCGGTGAACCGCGGCACCTGCCCAGCGAGAAGGACGGTGTCACCGCCGCATTCATGGACCGCAACCCCGGTCTGAAAATCTGACAGCCGTGCAGCAGCACGGAGAAAGCGAGTAATTTTTATGGCACATGCAAATCAGGAACGTTGGGCCACTCTGGTGGACGCAAAGCTGCGCAACCAGCTGGTGACCCGTGATAACCTCATCTTCAACAGCCGCTACGAGGGCGACCCCACCTCCGGCAAGGTCAAGATCCCGGTCCGTGACACCGAGGTGGCCGTCAAGGAATACGACAAGGCCAACGGCATCGCTGCCGAGGCGGGCACCACCACCTATTTGGACCTGAACATCGACCACGACGAGGCCGTGAACGAGCTGATCGACGGCTACGACGCCGACAGCGTGCCGGATGACATCGTGGCCGACCGTCTGGACAGCGCCGGTTACTCTCTGGCCCTGTCCATCGACAAGAAGTCCATTGCCGCGCTGGAAGGTGCCACCGGTGCCACCATCAGCGCCACCAAGACCGCAGCCACCGAGAGCAACGCCTATAAGCTGGCGCTGGAGGCCAAGCGCGTGCTGGGCCGCAAGGGCGTGCCTGCCGATGGCCGTTTCCTCATCGCATCCCCGGAGTATCTGGAGGTGCTGATGCTGGACGAGCACTATATCAAGCAGGGCGACCTGTCGCAGGAGCTGGTGCAGCAGGGTGTTGTGGGCCGCATTGCGGGCTTCAACGTGTTTGAATCCAACAACATGGACTACGAGAGTACCACCCGCGTGACCAGCAAAAAGACCACCACCGAGTTCATTGCCGGTCACCCCAACTGGTGCCACCGCGTGATGGAGTGGCAGGTAGCCATCCATCTGCAGGACCTGTCCGGCTCCGGCAAGTACATCGGCGCATCCGCTGTGCAGGGCCGCAAGGTGTACGGCCTGAAGGTCTCCAAGCCCCAGACCCTGTACATCAAGCGCACCGAAGTGTAACGGGGTGCCTCATGACCTACGCCGAAGTGTGTGATGTGGAAGCCGGGTTCCGTGCCCTCTCCAAGGACGAACAGGAGCGCTGCAGCACCCTGCTGAGTGAGGCGGCCATCATCATTGACGCCTACAACCCGGACGCCGGAGAGGACGCAAAGCGGCTCGTTTCCTGCCGGATGGTGCGCCGCCAGCTGGGCGAAAGCGACAGCGAGGGCGGCGTCAGCTTTCCCATGGGGGCCACCCAGGGCACCGCCACCGCGCTGGGCTACAGCCAGAGCTGGACCATGAGCGGCGGCTCTTCGGGTGAGCTGTATCTTTCCAAGCTGGAAAAGAAGCTGCTGGGCGTTGGCAGCCGCGTGGGGGCCCGCAGCCCGCTGGAGGACTTATGTTGAAAGGCATCGACGTCACCCTGTACGAAAAGACCCAGACCGGCACCGACGAGGCCGACGCCCCGGTCTATGCCGAAACGCCGGTCACCGTGCACAACGTGCTGGTGGGCGAACCCTCTGCCGAGGAGATCACCACCGAACTGCAGCTGACCGGGCGGCGGCTGGCCTACACGCTGGCCATCCCCAAGGGTGACGCCCACGACTGGAACGACGTGCAGGTGGAGTTTTTCGGCCAGCGCTTCCGCACCTGCGGGGGCGTTGTACAGGGCATCGAACGCATGATCCCCCTGTGCTGGAACAAGAAGGTGCAGGTGGTGCGCTACGAGTAAAGTCCGTTTCGAGCTGAACCGCGCCGGGGTGCGTGCCCTGATGCGCAGCCCGGAAATGCAGGCCGTGCTGAAGGCGCGGGCCGACACCGTGAAAGACCGCTGCGGCGACGGGTACGAGGCCTATGTGGCCGCCACCCGCGCCGTGGCCGTGGTGGAGACCGCCACCCCGCAGGCCGTTGATGACAACTCTGCCCACAACACCCTGCTCAAAGCAACCTCGACTGCACACAGCATTGAGGGCGTGCATACCCACAAGCGCCTGAAAGACTGCCGTGCCATCCGCTACAGGAGGAAAAGATGATCGAAGAAACCATCCGCAGCTTTCTGGCCGAGCGGCTGGACGTGCCGGTGCGGCTGAGCGTGCCAACCCCGGCCCCCGCCCGCTTCGTGGTGGTGGAAAAGACCGGCTCCGGCTATGAGGACGGCATCTATAGCGCCACCATCGCGGTGCAGTCCTACGGGCCCGCCGCCACCAGCCACGACGGCACCCTGGATGCGGCCAAGCTCAACGAGCTTGTCAAGGCCGCCATGCAGGACGCCGACAACCTGCCGCAGCTTGTGCGCTGCGACCTTTATTCCGACTACAATTTCCCCGACACCACCCGAAAACGCCCCCGCTATCAGGCCGTTTTCGGCGTGGTGCATTACTGATCGAAAGGAGCCTTTTTTATGGCAGATGCAAAGAACGTGACCGCTGCAAAGCCCAAGGTGGGCGGTGCCGTCTGGCGTGCACCGCTGGGCACCACTTTGCCCACCGACGCCAAGACCGCGCTGGACAAGGCATTCAAGAGCCTGGGCTATATCTCCAGCGACGGTCTGACCAACGCAAACTCCCCCTCCAGCGAGAACACCACCGCCTGGGGCGGTGACACCGTGCTGACCCAGCAGACCGAGAAGCCGGACACCTTCGCTTTCACCCTGCTGGAATCCCTGAACCCTGACGTGCTGAAGGCCGTGTACGGTGACGACAACGTCACCGGCGACCTGACCACCGGCATCACGGTCAAGGCCAACTCCAAAGAACAGAAGGACTGCTGCTGGGTGGTGGAGATGATCATGAAGGACGATGTGAACAAGCGCATCGTCATCCCGGACGCCGCCGTCACCTCGGTGGGCGACATCACCTATTCCAACGGCGCGGTGGGTTACAACACCACCCTGACCGCCGTGCCGGACACGACCGGCAACACCCACTACGAGTACATCACCGCCAAGGGCGTGTAAGGAGGACAAAACGCATGATCACTGCAAAAACCAACGACGGCTTTGAGATCGAGCTGAGCGAGGACGCACTGGACGACGCCGAGCTGCTGGACGCCTTGGGCGGCATGCAGGACGGCAACGTCTTTGATATGAGCCACCTGACCCTGCGCCTGCTGGGCAAGGAGGGCCGGAAGAAGCTGTATGACCACCTGCGCACCCCGGATGGCCGTGTGCCGGTGGCTAAGGTGGCGGACGCTCTGGGCGAGCTGATGAACAGCTTCACGGCCGGAAAAAACTCTGCATCCTCGCCGAACTGATCGCATCGGACGAGGACGCCCTGACCTGCGATTTTGCCCAGTATTACCATGTGCTGGACTGGCGTGCCCTGCCGCTGCGTCTGGCCGCCACCCTGGCCGCAGGCCTGCCGGAAACGAGCCGCAGCCTGCGCAAGGCGGCAGGCCGCACGGTGGACTTTGAGACGGAACTGCTGGCCTATGCCGCCGACCGCCTGACCCAGGTGCTCTGGCGGCTGCACAACGACACGTCCAAGCCGCCCTCCGTGCTGGCCGACCTGCGCGGCGAGGCGGACACCAGCAACGTGCAGAGCTACGCCAGCGCAGAAGAATTTGACGCCGCCCTTGCGGCGCTGAAAGGAGGTTGACGCCATGGCGGACGGAATCGAACTGGGCAAGGCATATGTCCAGATCGTTCCCTCGGCGCAGGGCATCAAAAGCGCCCTGACCGAGATGTTTGACGAAGAGACCGAAGGCCTTGGCGAGCAGACCGGACAAAGCATCGGTCAGGAACTCATCGGCACCCTGAAGAAAGTGATCGCGGCGGCCGGCATCGGCAAGATCATCTCGGATTCCATCAACATGGGCGGTGCCCTGCAGCAGAGCCTTGGCGGCGTGGAAACGCTGTTCAAGGACAGTGCCGACACGGTCAAGGAGTACGCCGCGCAGGCATACCGGACCGTGGGGCTTTCTGCCAACGACTACATGGAGCAGACCACCAGCTTTGCGGCCAGCCTGCTGTCCAGCGTCAGCCAGGACACCGATGCTGCCGCCCAGCTGGCCAACATGGCCATGGTAGATATGGCCGACAACGCCAACAAGATGGGCACGGATATGCAGGATATCCAGAACGCCTATCAGGGCTTTGCCAAGCAGAATTACACCATGCTGGATAACCTCAAGCTCGGCTACGGCGGCACCCAGGCCGAGATGCAGCGGCTGCTGAACGACGCCACCAAGATCTCCGGCGTGAAGTATGACCTCGGAAATCTGGCCGACATGTACAGCGCCATCCACATCATCCAGCAGGAAATGGACATCACCGGCACTACCGCAAGGGAAGCAGCCACCACCCTGACCGGCAGCTTTGCCGCCATGAAGGCGGCTGCGGAAAACGTGATGGGCAACTGGTCCACCGGCGCAGACCTCACCGAGCCGCTGCAGGCGCTGGCCGACACGGCACAGACCTTTCTTGTGGATAACCTGCTGCCCATGATCGGCAATGTACTGGCAGGCATTCCGGAAATCGTTTACAGCCTTGTGCCGGAGCTCCTGCAGACCGGCACCGAGCTGCTCAGCTCCCTGGCACAGGGCTTCACCGAGGGCATCCCGGAGTTCTTCTCCACTGCTCTGCCGCAGCTGCTGGCCTTTACGGACCAGCTGCGGGACAACGCGGCCAGCTTTGTGGACGCCGGTCTGAACCTTATCACCCAGCTGCTCAACGGTCTGATCGCCGGTCTGCCGGACCTGATCGCCTATGTGCCGGATATCATCATCAACATCTGCGGCATCATCAACGACAACATGCCCAAGATCCTCGGCGAGGGCGTGGCCATCATCGTGCAGCTGGTCGTGGGCATCGTCAAGGCGGTGCCGGATCTGCTGGCCAACTGGAAGAAGATCCTGCAGGCCGTGTTGTCGGTGATCTCGGCCATTAACTGGCTGAACATCGGCAAGAACATCCTCACCGGCGTGGCAAACGGCGTCAAGAGCATGGGCACAAGCATGCTGAACGCCTTCAAGGGCGGCTTTTCCAGTGCGCTTGCCTGGATCAAGAGCCTGCCCTCGCAGGCGGTGCAGTGGGGCAAGAACCTTATCCAGAGCTTTATCAACGGCCTCACCGGCAAAGGCGGTGCGGTTGGTGCAGGAGCCATCGCAGCCACCGCCGGTGCCACCATTGCTAAAACCGCCAGCGGGAACGACTGGTCCTCCGTCTGGGCGGACGCCAACGCCGACGTGGCCGACAGCGCCCAGTCCATGGCGGAGGCGGTCGTCCCGGCCTATACCAAGTCCGGGGACGCCGCCACCAAGGCGGCCAAAAAGACCAAGGCCGCCGCACAGGCCGCCGAGACCCTGCTGTGGTCCCTGCAGGACGCAGGCCACACCGACACCACCAACGCCCTGGGCAAGGTGACCATCCAGACCACCGAGCTCACCGAGCACCTGCGCAAGGGCAGCGAGGAGTATGACCGGCTGACCCGCACCGTGACCGAATCCGGTAAGGAAATGGTCAACGGTGTGGCCAAGAACTACAAGACCGTCACCAAGTATGTGACCGAAAACGGCAAGACCACCGCCCAGACCCAGAAGGTCTACGAGGAAATTGCCGCCACTGTAGCCAAGACCGTTACGTCTACAACGGATTCCGTCGTCAACGGCATTGCCACCAGCACCAAGACCATCACCGAGACCCTGACTGACAAAACCACGACCCAGAAGCAGGTCATCACCGAGACCTACAACGACATCGTGGACGGGGCGCTTGTCACGGTGGAGCGGGTCAAGACCATTGCCGCCGACGGTGTCCCGCAGATCAACGAGGAGATCAAGAAAGCCTCTGCCAATAGCTTTGACGGCCTTGTCAAGGGCTGGCAGGACGAGGCCGACAAGGGCGTGGTGGGCACCTTCAGCACGCTGGTGAACGCTGTGAAGAAGCAGGACTGGCAGTCTGTCGGCGAATGGGTGCTGTCCACCCTGTACAACGGCCTTGCTCCGCAGGCAAAGCAGCTCATTGACGACTTCGGCAAGAACCTGATCCAGCAGGTCAACGGCTTGCTGGGCAAGGGGGTCAGTGCCGTCTCCAACGGCCTGTGGGATATGGGCGGCGACCTTGCCAAGGGCCTGACCAGCGGTTTTGCGGACGTGATCACGCAGGCGCAGGGCCTTGGCTCCACCCTCACCGGCATCTTTCAGGGTCTGAAAGGTCCGCTCACTGCGGCTGCCGCTGCCATCAGCACCGGCCTGAAGGGCGGACTGATCTCCAGCTTCCCGGAGATTCTGGCCTCCATGGGCACCCTGATCGGTTCCATCGGCAGCGCCTTTGTGGGCATGCTGGAAGCCGTCGCGGCGGCACTGTTCCCCACCGGATTCGGTGCCCCGCAGGCGCTGCTCATGATCGCGGCAGGCGTGGCCCTGACCGCCGCCATTGCGGCCATCGTGGCCGGCGTCGGCGGCGCGTTCAAGCGCAAGACCACCCCCGGCATCTCCGGCGGCACTTCCGGCAGCAGCACGACCTCCACGGCATCCGGCTCCCTGTGGGATTACGAGAAGCGTGCTCCGCTGCCACAGCGCACCCAGCGGCCCAACATCGAGGTCAACCAGTACATTTATTCCAAGGCGCAGACGGCTGCCGACCTGATGCGTGAGGCACAGTACGAGCAGGAAAGGGCGGTGCTGCAGGGTGTTTGACGCGATTTTCAAGGCCAGCAACGGCCTGACCTTTTCCTTTGGCTACAAGGCGGGCGTGCTGTGGAGCATCACCCCGCTGGGTGACCTGCCCGTGGATCTGGAGACCAGCCAGGGTTACCAGCAAGTGGGTGCCACCGTGGAGAGCCGGAGCATTTCCGGCGTGACCCGCACGGTCACCGGGCGCATCCTGCGCAATCAGGACTACTGCAAGCGACAATTGCGGGATGTGTTTGCCCCCTACGTCACCGGCCGTTTAACCGTGGCCGGGGCCTACTGGTGCGACGCCGAGGTGCAGCGCACCCCGGACATCAGCGTGTCCGGCCTGTGGCCCACCTTCTCGTTTCAGCTCTACTGCCCGGACCCTTACTGGCACAGCGTGAAGGAGCTCACCGTCTCGACCTTGAGCGTAACACCCACCTTCCGCCTGCCGGTGTGCTACGATGTGCACAGCTACGGCGTGCGGGAACAGGCCAACTACCTCCGCATCGCCAACACCGGGCTGGACACCCAGGACTGGCAGCTGACGTTGGAGGCCCGCGGCCCGGTGGTAAACCCCGGCGTCAAGGACCCGGAGACCGGCGAGTTCCTGCGCTTTGTCACCACCCTGCAGGACGGCGACAAGCTCCGGCTGTACCGCGAGAGCGGCCAGCTGAAACTGGAACAGATCATCGACGGCACCGGCTACAACATCATGTCCACGCTGGACGGGAGCAGCAACCTGTGGACTTTGCGCCACGGGACGCAGGCATGGCAGCGCACAGCGGATTCCGGCACGGAATGGCTGTTCCTGACCCTGACCTGCAGCACGGCGTTCTCCACCGTGGTCCTGGAGGTGGGCGGCAATGGCTGAACGGACAAGCGCCCTGACCGCAGGCGGCCACAAGAGCATCTGCGTCTACGACGGCCAGCTGAACCTGCTGGCCCGGCTGGAAAGCTGGGTGTCGCTGGTCTGGCCGGAGCGCTACAACGTGTACAGCGGGGTGCAGGGTGCGCAGCTGGAGCTGCACGCCTCCACCGACCTGCAGGCGCTGTGCCGCCCGGACCGGTACCTCTGGCTCACCGGCTCCGACCGCATCATGCGCATCTGCTCGGCGCAGACCGACCGCTCCGAACACAAGCTCGTGATCTCGGCCAGGGACGCCGCCTGCATCCTGGACGAGCGCATCAGCACCCAGACCCTGAGCGGTTTTGCGGTGGAAAGCACCCTGCGCAGCCTTGTGTCCGGTGCGGCTGCATGGCCGGGGCTGGAGCTGGGCGTGCTTGCAGATCTTGCTGACGCCTACACCGGCGAGATCAAGCCCGGCAGCCTGCTCAGCATCGCCGAACAGGTGTGTCAGGAACTGGACATCGGCTTCCGGGTGCGGTTCGACCAGCAGGCCAAAAAGCTGCTGTTTGAGCTGTACCGGCCCAAGCTGGATTCCAACGCCCGGTACGCCCCGCAGTACGGCAACCTGACCGGCCTGACCTACACTGAGAGCATCACCGACTACAAGAACATCGTGACCGTGGCGGGCGCGGACGGCACCGTCACCGTGGGTGCCACCGGCAACACCGGCTCTGCCCGGCGGGAACTGTATCTGGACGCCACCTCTAAAAAGAAGAAGGACGGCCAGAGCCAGGAGGACTATCTGGCCGCGCTGCGGGCGCTGGGAGAACAGGAACTGGCCAAGCACACCCGCATCGAGAACTTCCGCTTTACCCCGACCGGAACGGTCACGGTGGGCAAGGTGGTGGCCGCCAGCCTGCCCGGCACCGATATTCAGGCGGCGGCCCGCATCACCAGCGTGACCCTGAGTTCCCAGAAGGGCGAGAACACGGTCACCACCGAGATCGGCACACCGATCCTCAGGAGGAAACCATGAGCATTATCACTTACCCGCTGAACGGCGTGACCTACGACGCCGAGGACGTGAGCACCTATCTGTGCACCCGCACCTCCGGCGTCTACTCTAAGGACACGAACTACGCCGTCAGCGTCACCGGCGCGCGGCAGATCACCGTGGCCCCCGGCCTTGCGTGGGTCAACTACGACGACTTCAAGGGCGTCTCCGCCTGCAGCCGGGAAGCGGTCGCCCTGACCGTCCCGGACGCCGACAGCACCCTTTCCCGCATCGACCGGGTGGTGCTGCAGTTCGACACTGCCGCGAACCTGACGGCGGTCAAGCTCAAGACCGGCACCCCTGCCGCCGCCCCGGAGCCGCCCGACATCCTGCAGAACCACAACCAGTACGAGCTGGGCCTGTGCACCGTGTCGGTGCCTGCCGGTTCCTCGGTCGTCACCGCCGCAGACATCACCGACACCCGCGCGGACGAGGACGTGTGCGGCGTCATGCGGGACGGGGTCAAGGGCATCCCCACGGCCCAGCTGCAGGCGCAGGCGCTGGCCATAATGACCCAGCTGTCCACTGAGCTGCACACCAAACTCGACGCCCTGGACGCCGCCATCGCGGCGGTGGAGAGCGGGAGCTTTTACACCAAGGCCGAGGCGGACCAAAAATTCGGCACGCCGTACACCCTGCCGCCCGCTACGGCGGACCAGCTGGGCGGCGTGAAGGTGGGCGACTATCTGGACATCGCTGCGGACGGCACCCTGAGCGGCAAGACGCTGTATGACACCATCGCGGCCAGTGTGGCGGTCAAGTCGGAGGCGCGGCTGGTGTGGAACTATGCCGGAGAAACGCCGAACCAGATCAAGCAATACAGCTATCAAATCCCGGATAACGTGGACTACCTGCACATCACTGTGGGTGCCAACCCGATCTACACGAACGACATTGCCCGCGGTAGCGCGGTGAGCGGAAAATTCGGCAACGGTTCTTCATGGACAACCACTGCAGCCATTACTTTCCACGCAAACGGTACTCTACAATTCGAGTGCAACTCAAAGATTGTTTCCCAAGGCTTTGAATTCACCGGCTACCACTACCCCACCCTTGCCGAGCTGCTGACCGAGACGCAGGCCGCGCAGGCGGACACGGACGCCCTGGCGGTAGATCAGGAATACCGCGTCGCCATGCTGGAACTGGGGCTGACCGACGACACTACCACTGACACCACCGCATAAGGAGGTAAACCTATGTTGTATCGTATCTGTAAACGCCTGATCGAGCGCGGCCAGACCGCTGGCCTTGCGGAAAAAATTGATGTTTTTTACGCCCTCGGCCGCATCACCGAGGCCGAGTACAAAGAACTGACCGAGCTGCTGGCCGAAAAGACCGGCAATAAGAGCGAGGAGTGAGCCTATGGCAATCAAGCAATACAGTCTTGCCAAGGACGGTGCCAAACTGCTGGCACCGGGCTTTAAGGTACGCGAGTTCCGCTGCCGCGACGGCTCCGACGTCGTGATGATCGACGAAAGCCTTGTGGTGCTTTTGCAGTGCATCCGGGAGCACTTTGGCAAGCCCATCACGATCACCAGCGGGTACCGCACGGCGGCCCACAACACCGCCGTGGGTGGGGCCAAGAGCAGCCAGCACCTGCTGGGCCGGGCGGCGGACATCCAGGTGGCGGGCGTGTCCGTCGAGGACGTGGCCGCCTACGCCGAAAGCCTGCTGCCCGGCTGGGGCGGCCTTGGCCGCTACCCGGTCAAGGCGGGCCGCACCAAAGGCTGGGTACATGTGGACACCCGGCCCAACAAAAGCAGATGGACGCAGTGAGGGGGTGGCGCATGAAAGATTATTTTTGCATGGCGATCGGCGCGATCGGCGGCGTGATCGCCGGTCTTTTTGGCGGCTGGGATGCCGCCCTGCAAACGCTGGTGATCTTTATGGCCGTCGACTACATCACCGGTCTGATTGTGGCCGGTGTGTTTCACGCATCGCCCAAAACCAAGACCGGGACACTGGAAAGCCGGGCAGGCTGGAAGGGCCTGATCCGCAAGGGCGAAACGCTCCTGATCGTGCTGGTGGCCTGCAGGCTGGATGCCGTGATGGGTTCCACCTTTGTGCGGGATGCCGTTGTGATCGGCTTTATCTGTAACGAGACCATTTCCATCATTGAAAACGCGGGCTTGATGGGACTGCCGATCCCGGCAGCGCTCACCAAGGCTGTGGACATTTTAAAGCAGCGCTCGGAAACCGAGCAGAAAGGATAAGCTCTT